CTATGAGCATTGGTGCTACTCGTATGGAAGAAGAAAAAGTTGTCGAAATAGCTTGCGACGAATAACATTAACTAAAAAGGAAAAAATATAATGGCTACATTATACTCAACACAAAAGACTAAATGGTCGCAAAACGTACCTTCTGAAAAGATAGATACGAATGAGCAATCAGGTAGATTAAGAATAGCATTTGCTGACGTTACGTTAGCATCTGCTTCAAGTGGTGATGTTGTCCAAATGGTAAATTTACCAAATGGTGCAAGAATCATTGATGGCTACTTAAGCTATGTAAATCTTGGAGCTTCTACAACTTTATCAGTTGGATATGCTGCATATAAAAATGCTGCAGGTACTACAGTTGCTTTATCAGCAGCTGCTTACTACGCTGCTGCAGCAACAACTACAGCTGGAAGAGCAGACATTTTTGCTACACAAGCATTAGGTTCTGGATCAGTAGTTGACGCAAACGAAGATGGCTTACCAATATCTATTACATTAGGTGGCGGTACAGGCACTGGTCTTGTTCAATTAACAGTAAGATACGTAGTAGACTAATACTATTTTAAATAGTGGGGAGTAAAATCCCCACTGTTTATTATGAAGAAGACAGACAACGTAAAAACAATTTTACATTTACAAAATAAAGATTATATCTATCGCTATGTTCTAGTTGATAGATTTAAATATACATCAACAGCACATCAAGGTTTTGATAAACATTTAGAACTCACAGAAGCTGAGATCTTTGCATTAGTAAAACCTAGGCAATTAAGACGTAAATATATTATAAAGAAAGTTTAATATGGCATCAGTTGTAGAAATTTGTAATGGAGCTTTAAATCAATTAGGTGCATCAACTATTCTTTCCCTTACAGAAGATTCAAAAAACGCAAGGCTTTGCAATGCTAGATATGCAAATATTAGAGATGCAATATTTAGACATCATCCTTGGAATTGTTTATTAACAAGAGTTGAACTTGCAGCAGACACAGCAACACCAGCTTGGGGATTTACATCTCAATTTACATTACCCTCTGATTGTTTAAGATTAATAAAAATTTTAGATTATGAATCTGATTATGTTGTAGAGGGTAGAAAGATTTTATCTTATTCTTCTTCTATGAAAATATTATATATCTCAAGAGTTGAAGATCCTAACGAATATGATCAATTACTAAGAGAAGTTATAAGTGCTTCACTAGCTGCTGATATTGCTTATGCAGTAACTTCATCTAATCCAGTTGCTCAACAAATGTATGCTTTATATCAAGAAAAATTAAAAGATGCTAGATTCGTAGATTCAACAGAAGGATATAACACAGACCAAGAATCAGGTATGGCATCTGTAGTAGATTCAAATACGTTTATTAACTCTAGGTTTTAAAAACCATGGCTAGAGTTGCTGTACAATTAACAAACTTTACAGGCGGAGAATTATCACCACGTTTAGATGGTAGAAATGATTTAGCTAAATATTCATCTGGTTGCAAAACTTTACAAAACATGGTTGTTTATCCTCATGGATCTGCAGCTAGAAGACCAGGTACAACATTTGTAGCTGAAGTTAAAACATCATCAGCATTTACAAGATTAATACCTTTTGAATTTTCAACAACACAAACTTACATTTTAGAATTTGGTGATCTTTATATTCGTTTTTATAAAGACGATGGTGCAATATTAGAATCCAATAAAACTATAACAGGAATTACACAAGCAAACCCAGGTGTTGTTACATCTACAGCTCATGGTTTTTCTAATGGAGATACAGTTGTTATTTCTGGTGTTGTAGGAATGACACAAGTCAATGGTAAAAGATTTAAAGTTGCAAGTGTTGCAGCTAATACATTTGAATTAAAAGATATAGATGGTGTTAATGTTAATACAACTTCTTACACTGCATATTCATCAGGTGGTATTGCAAATAGAGTTTATACATTAACAACAACTTATCTAACTGCAAATCTACCAACTTTAAAATTTGCACAATCAGCAGACGTTATGTACATTTGTCATCCTGATTATTCTGTTAAAAAATTATCTAGAACTGGTCATACCTCTTGGACTATTACAGAAGTAGATTTTACTGATGGACCCTACTTAGATGACAATACAACAACTACAACATTTACTATGTCAGCACATACAGTTGGAGCTGGTAGAACTTTAACTGCATCTGCAATAACAGGAATTAATGATAACACAGGTTTTCAAACTATTGATATTGGTAGATTAATAAGATTTAAAACTGGTTATGCAGAAATAACAGCTCGTACCAGCACAACAGTTGTAACTGTAGAAGTTTTACAAGACATGACTTCTAGTACAGCATCTACTGACTGGGCTATGGGAGCTTGGTCAGAATATACAGGTTATCCTTCTTGCGTATCTTTCTATGAACAACGATTAGTATTTGCAGGAACAGAAGTTCAACCACAAACATTATTCTTTTCTAAATCAGGTGATTATGAAAGCATGGATGAGAATAGAGGAGGCACTGTAGCAGATGATGATGCTATTATTTATACCATCGCATCTAACCAAGTTAATGCTATTCGTTTCTTATCTGCAACACGAACATTAATTGTAGGTACAGTAGGTGGAGAATTTTCAGTATCAGGAGGTGGTACAGATGATCCTGTAACTCCAACAAACATATTAATTAAAAAACAATCTAACCATGGCTGTGCAAATATAGATGGCATACCAGTAGGAAACGTAACTCTATTTTTACAAAGAGCTAAAAGAAAGATTAGAGAACTAGCATATAACTTTGACGTTGATGGATATGTTGCACCAGATATGACTATTCTTGCTGAGCATATTTCAGAATCTGGAATTGAATCTATGTCTTACCAACAAGAGCCTAATCAAATTATTTGGTGTGTAAGAGCAGATGGAAAATTAATTGGTTTAACTTACCAAAGAGAACAACAAGTTGTTGCTTGGCATCAACATACATTTGGTGGTGCATTTGGATCAGATATTGCTATGTGCGAATCCATTGCTACTATTCCAACCGATGATAAAGAATATCAAACATGGGTTGTTGTTAAACGCACAATCAATGGTGTTACAAGACGTTATGTAGAATATATAAATGAATTTGATTTTGATGAAACAGATAACACAGAATTTAATTTTTTAGATTCACAATTAAAATATGCTGGTGCTAGTACAACTCTTAATACTACCATCAATACTTCTGCAAGTTCTATTGTATTAACATCTGCTACTTCATTTACAACTACTGGTACAGTTAAAATAGATAACGAATTAATTACCTACACAGGAATATCTACAAATACATTAACAGGTTGCACAAGAGCAACTAATAGTACCACAGCAGCATCACACACAGCTGGGGTAGCTGTATATCAAGTTGTTAATTCAGTAACAGGATTAGATCATCTTGAGGCACAATCAGTATCTGTACTTGCAAGTGGTGCAACTCATCCAGATAGAACTGTAGCATCAGGTGCTATATCTTTAGCAAGATTTGTTAATAAAGTTAAAGTTGGATTATCTTACACATCACTATTACAAACTATGAGATTAGATGCTGGATCACAGAATGGTACATCTCAAGCTAAAACAAAAAGAATATTTAATATTGCTATCAGATTATATGAATCTGTTGGTGTAGAAGTTGGTCCAGATCTAGATAATATGGAAGCAATACCATTTAGATCTTCAGCAACTTTAATGGATAATTCTATTCCAGTATTTACAGGTGATAAGGAAGTAGAGTTTAGAGGTAACTATGAAACTGATGGTTTTATTTATGTACGTCAAACGCAACCTTTACCTTTGACTGTTTTATCGCTATACCCAGAATTGGTTACAAATGATGGTTAATATTATGAATGAAGATAAAGATAGATTAGTAATTATACCATACATATCTGATCATGGTAAAATAATTATGCAATCTCAAATGAATCATAAACTTATGCAATTAGATGCAAACTTTTTAGCTAATGACAATATGAATGAGTGTATGAATTTAGAAGAAAATGGATTAGCATTTACAGGTGCATTTAATAGACAGATCATTGCATCAGCTGGTATTAAAAGAATATGGGGTAATGTTGGAGAAGGTTGGGTTCTTGCAACTTATGATATTTGGAATCATCCTATTGCAGTTGCTCGTGCAATTAAAAAGAATTTTGAAGAACTAGCAAAAGCTCATAACTTTAAAAGAATACAAACTGCAGTTCGTGCAGATTTTGGTATTGGTATTAAATTTGCTAAATGGATGGGATTAAGTAATGAAGGATTAATGAGGAACTATGGTTTTGATGGTTCTGATCATTATAGATTTGCGAGGATTTTCTAATGGGACCAGCAGTACCATATTTAATTCTTGGAACTTCAGTAATACAAGCTGCAAATCAAGACGCAGCTGGAAGATTTAATCAAAAAGTTTTTA